TTTAAGAAGTTTTCATATGAAGAACCTACATCGTTAGGTAACGTAACTGTTGCCATTAAATTACCGTCTTTGTCTTTATATTCTACAGTAAAAGGTCCTTCTCCTGGTTTGTTCTCTTCTATCAACTTCAGAAACTTGCTCATGTATATATTTATGGCAATAAAGAGAGTTTTATATTTATATTTGTTAGAAACTCCTTTTCAATTTGCTGAAGTTCGTACCTTCTTAAGAATAATCTAAACTTATAAAACGAAACAGCTGAAGTATCTTTTTTATTAAATGACATATAGTCACGATCATCTAGAAAAGTACTAAAGTCTTCATCATTATATGTAATATTAGTAGGTAAAGCATTAAAAATACGCTTAACTAGAGTATGTTCAATGGATTTACTATTAGTTTTGTAGTAAAACCACTTTTTATTATTAGTTTCCCTACATATTCTTACTAATTCCTTAATAATAAAGTGTACTCCGAGCTTATTCTTATCTTTTCTTGTTAGTTTTAACTCATTTTCATTAATATAGAGTAGATATTCATTAAAAGACCTATCTAAACATTTATTAAAGTTAATAAACTCAAATCCACGTACTAGGTCCCTTACGACCCCCGATTCTAACATTGATAATTCCGTTGTAGTAGTCATCTCGAAGTAATACTTCTTCTTTAAATTGTAATCTAGCCTCGTAATAACTCAACTCCCACTTCGAATCACACCATCTAAGTATTTCAAACTTAAAACTATCCATACCTAACGTTTCAAGGTCCTCATTAAGTCCATTAGATGATGAAGTGTAGGTCTTCCAATCGGTTTCTATTTTTTCATGGCGTTTATTCTTCTTACCCTTCAAAGGAGGACGCTTTCTAATAGATTGACATTGTTTCTTACCAATATATTTCTTATCATTAGTAAGATTAGTTATCTTATAAATGAAACCGTAAGGTAGGTCAGCGTTTTCTTCTAGAACCCCCTCCCAATGACCTAAATCTACCACTTTCTACAAGACCAATACCTAGCTTTTGTTTTTGGACCAGGATTGTCACAATTATGTCTGGCTCTGAAAGATTTACGAGCTTTTGGATTACTCTTACGAATCTTCATAGTCTTTTCACCTCTTCTCTTAGCAGAAGTACCTCCATGTCCAAAGTTTACTTTCCTAACATTACCTGATTTAGGATCCTTAACGTATACTTTAAACTTCTTAACGTCACCTCTCGTAGGTTTGTTAAGCTTTACCTTACGCCCTCTATATTCAGCATCTTCTTCTGGGATTTCACGATAACGTTTAATTTGACGAGCATCTGATTCATCAATGTCTCCTTTATCTAGAGCAGCTTGAATCTTATCATCTTTTTCTCTTGAATCAGGACCTAAACCTCTACCATCTCTACCAACCTTCTCACCACGCTCCTGTTGCGCAAGTAAAGCTAAACCTGTAAGTCCTTTTTTACCCTCATTAACGTATTTTTCCAAGTAGACGTCAACTAAATCATCAAATTCCATAACAGTATTTATGCTTAACAATGGTAATTTAAATAACGTTGTAAAGCTTTAGCATAATGGGTACCTTTATTTTTAAGCTTGCCTTTAGCTCCACGTACTTTACTACATGAAAGCTTACCTAATCTATTTTTAAGTATACCAGGCTTGACAGGCTTATGCACATCCTCTGCATTTTCACTCTTCTTCCAGTTAACACGCTTTGAACTTTTCTTTTTATACATTCTACCTTTAATCTTTTTACATGCCGCTTTAGTAGGTCTACACGCAGGGTAACTACCACCAGATTTTTTAGACTTACGACCACACGGTCCTCCTGTCTTACAATTTACCCATCCTTTAAACTTTTTACCCGTCTTCGGATCGGTACCACCGCGCTTAAACCACTGTCTAAGTGAGTCACTAGCCTCTAATAATTCTTTTTGTGTCATTTCTTTTTCCAAATTTTACCCTTACGACATCTTACTATAGCTCCTGACTTATATGCAGAAGTCTTCTTACCATAAACAGAATCAGCTTTACGTTTACATCTATCTGCTTTCTTTTTTTCAGCATCCTCTTCAGGTAATGTCTCTTCATCCTCACCAGATAAATATAAACCATCTAGACCATCAACTTCTTTCTTTTTCTTCTTTTTCTTACCGCCTACAGTACCAGCCCTTGATACTACCTTACCTAATACTTTAGGTCTCCTGGCGTCTCCCGGTGCATAAGCATCATCATTAGAAGATATTCTACCTGCTGCAGGATCATACACAGCCGCTGTATCTCCTAAAGAGCCACCGTCACCTGCAGTGTTACTCTCAAGTAACTTATGAAAGATTTTCTCGAATTTACCTATTGATTCCATTCTATATATATTTATAATAGATAGATGGAATTGCTAAAGAAGTATATTGAAGAAATTACTAAAGATTTATATTTAGATGATTTCAATATTAAAGAATCTCAAATGAGATTACCAGCTAAGAAGCATTTCTGGGTTGCCCGTTTAATGGATGCAAAGATTAATCGTAACTCTTTTATTAGAAACAAAAAACAACTTAAAAAAGAATTGGTTAAAAAGGTTATTATTGATTCACCAGTAAAGATTAGTCAATCAGCTGCAGAATCTGCTGCAGAAAGACATGATTCAGTTAGTAGGCTTAATGATTCTATATCTGAACAAGATTCTATTATCGAATACTTAGAAAAAGTGGAGAAGATTATGGGTCAAATGCATTGGGAGATTAAAAATATTATTGATATCAATAAAATGGAGCAGCTCTAATGTTAACTTTTGATTATAATACAAGCAATAGAAAGCTGTTAATAAAAACAGAGGATAGTTCTCTGTTTGATAAGATAAGAGAGCATTTTAGTGTTGAAAACGATGGTGCGAGATTTGCTAGATATAGAGGTAGGTTTGCAGCTCGTAGAAAATACGCTATAACTGGTACAGGAGCTTGTGAATTAGGGTTATATTGGGATATAAGACAGTATCTTATTAAAGAACAAATAAAAGTTGATGTTAACATTACTGATAAACTACAAAAAGTATTAGATGTAGGTAGGGATATAGAACTTTATAAGAAATTTACATTAGAGTTAAGAGAATACCAAGAAGAAGTAATTAAGAAAGCCTTAAAAATAGGTAGAGGTACTTGTGTATTAGGTACAGGAGCTGGTAAGACATTAACTACTGCTGCACTTATTGAAAATTACTTTCAAAATTGTCCAGATAAAGATACTTTCAAGTGTATGGTATTAGTACCCGACTTAGGATTAGTATCACAAACGTATGAAGAGTTTAATGATGTAGGTACTACATTTAAAATGACTAAATGGACGGGAAAAAACAAACCAGATCTAACTTCTAATGTTATTATATGTAATATAGGTATTATACAGAGTCAATTTGACAATAATGATTGGTTAAAGTATATAGATCTACTAATAGTTGATGAATGTCATAAGATAAAAGCAACAAACAAGGTTAGTAAGATAGTATCTAAGATCAAAACACATAATAAGTATGGATTCACTGGTACTTTACCAGAAAACAACTTAGATAAGTGGTCAATTATAGGTAAACTAGGACCAGTTATATATGAAAAAACAAGTTATGAGTTAAGATTAGAGGATTATTTGGCTAATGTTAATGTAAAGGTGTTAAACTTAGCGTATAAAGTACCTCCACGTTACCTTTCTGACGATAAATACAGAGAAGAATTAGATTTTATATATGAAAGCCCGTTTAGAAATACTTTTTTATCAAAATTATGTAGGAAATTAGATAATAACACGTTAGTTTTAGTAAATCACATTAAACATGGGTTAGAATTACAAGAATATTTAAAAAATAGTAAAGAAAAGCAGGTTTATTTTATCAGAGGTGAGGTAGAAGTAGAAGAACGTGATAAAATTAAAAAAATAATGGAGAAAGATAATAATGTTATATGTATAGCTATGAGTTCTATCTTCTCTACAGGGGTTAATATAAAGAACTTACATAATATTATATTTGCTGCTGGAGGAAAGTCGTTTATTCGAACTGTTCAGTCAGTTGGCCGTGGTTTACGTAAGCATGCTAGTAAGAACAAGTTAATAATATTCGATATATGTGATAAGTTAAGATATGGACTACGTCATAGTGAAAAGAGAAAAGATATATACGAAAAAGAAAAGATCAAGTATACCCAAAGTATTATTCTTGAAAAATAGTAAACATACATTATAATGTAATATAATGGCCGCGAAAGAGAAAAAACCATATTATATAGAGCCGAAAATCTTTAAAGATTCGTTACGTAAGTACTACGATACCGATATTTTAACAGATGATCTGGCTGAAAACATTAAAAAGATTGCTTATGGTCTAAGTTATAATGCCTCTTTTATCAATTATACATATAAAGATGATATGATAGGAGATGCATTAATTAAAATGTATTCAGCTTTAAAATATAAGAAGTTTAATTTTGACAAGGCTACTAATCCCTTTTCATATTTTACTACTATAGCATACCACGCTTTTATTAATAGAATTAAGAAAGAAAAAAAGCATCATGAAGCAGTTACTAAGTATAAAGAGAGAGTTTACGAGGATTATATGTCTGATCCGACCAATACCCATGGGCATGTATACGTTAAACCAATAGACGAAGAGAATACCTTTGAAAGTTAGTAAACCAAGAGTTGCTATTTTTTCAGATCTTCATCTAGGTGTTCATACAAACAGTTCTGATTGGCATAATTATGCTATCGAATGGGCTCACTGGTTTAAAGAAGAGTGTAAACGGAAAAATATCAAGGATATAATCTTTTGTGGTGATTGGCACCATAATAGAAGTGAAATATCAGTTAATACGCTGCAAGTATCTGCAGATATATTAGATATATTATGTGATTTTAATATTATCGCGATAACTGGTAACCATGATATATATTATAAGCATCGTACCGATGTTAATTCTTTGTCTATCTTTAAGAAACGTAAGAATGTAACGATTTTAGATAGGCATGATACTATAGAAGCGTTTGATCGTACTATTACCTTCTGCCCTTGGAATACTAAAGTAAAAGATATTCCTGAAAGTGATGTTATTTTTGGTCATTTTGAGATAGAAACTTTCAAGATGAATACCTACAAGGTATGTGAGGAAGGTATTAAGGTTAAAGAACTACTTAAAAAGAGTCCATTGATCATATCCGGTCATTTCCATACTAGACATGAAAAGAAGTACGGTAAAGGTACTATCTTATATGTAGGTAACCCTTTTCAAATGGATTTCGGTGATGCCGGTAATAGAAAGGGGTATTATATTCTAGATTTAGATACTCTAGAGTATGATTTTACATATAATAACATATCTCCTACATATAAAAAGGTATCATTAAGCGAATTAGTAAAAGAAGAGACTATTACTAAGAAAGTAATAGATGATTTTGCTGGTAATATTATTAAATTAAAGGTTGATATGAATATATCACAAGCTGATATGGATATTCTTATTAAGAAGCTGACTCTACTTAAACCTGAAGTGTTAACAGTAGATTATGATATAAATTTCAATAGATTAATGGATGATGGTGCTGATAAGGAAGATCTATCAGGTATTGATATACCTCAAGCTATTGAAGAGTTTGTGAATTTACTTGATATCAAGAATAAAAAAGAGATAATAGGATACACTCTAGGATTGTATGAAAAGAGTAAACTTTAAAAAGCTCAGTATAGTAAATTTTCTATCTGTAGGTGAGGAACCTGTATCTATTGAATTTGGTAAGGGTCTTCATGTCATTACTGGTAAGAATAAAGATAAACCTGATAGAAGAAATGCTATTGGTAAAAGTACTATAGCTGATGCGCTATATTTTGCTATTTTTGGTGAAACTTTACGTGAACTTAAGAAAGATCTTATACCTAATAACTTAACTAATGGTAAGACTCATATTGAATTAGATTTTGAAGTAGATTCACCTAAAGGTAAAAATAATTTTAAGATTATTCGTACTCTTTCTCCTTCTAAGGTACTTATTTTTAAGGATGGAGTTGATAAGACCCGTGATAGTATAAAAAATACTACTACATATATTAATAATGTGTTAAGTGCATCACCTTCTATATTTCAAAACTGTGTTATTATGACTGTTAATAATGCTGTGCCGTTTATGGCTAAAAATAAAATTGAAAAACGTAAGTTTATCGAAGATATTTTTGGTATGGAGGTATTCAGTAGTATGTTGGCCACTCTAAGACAAGACTATAATGAGATATCTCGTGAACATGATACGAGATTAACTAAATTAGAAGAGATAGAAAAGTCTTATAAAAATTACGAAGATCAAAAGCAAAAGATACTTCAAACTAGAAAAGAAAAGAAGGAAAAATATCTAGGCCGTCAAAAAGATAATATACATGAAACGGAAAAACTTAAAGAAGAACTAGAAAAAGTTGAAGAAACAAATAGTTCTAAAGTCGAAAGTCAGATATCTGCATTAGAGGAAGCTGTTTTAGATCAAGATTTAAGGATTGAAAGTAATCTGGAAGCAGTTGCTCGTAATAAAGCTCTAGCTGCTGAAAGGAAAGAGAGATATAAGAAAATGGGTACTGAAGAAGAAAAATGCCCAGTATGTCTTCGACCTATGGAAGAGCATGATGCAGAATTAATAGCTAAAGAAAAAGAAAACCTTAAAACTGCAATTCATGAAGCAATAGATGATATTAAATATTACTCTGATGGACTTAAAGAATTGAGAGTAAGAAAGAATAGATTTCTCAAAGCTATAAATGAATGCCATAATAAGGTATCTGATGCTAAGCTTCAACAGCAAAATAAAGTTAATATAGAGCTTAGAATAAGTCAATTAGATAAGTGGCAAGTCGAACTTGAAGGTGATCTTGAAGCTATTGAATCTACTGATACAGATTTCGATTCATTAATTATTGATACCAAAAAACGAGTAGATAAATTAGCTAAGAAGGTTAAAGAATACAGAGATGAATTAGCTAAATTAGATATTGTAAAGTATGTAGTATCAGAAGAAGGAGTTAAATCGTATATTGTTAATAAGCTTCTAGAATTGCTTAATAGTAAATTATTACATTATCTTAGAAGATTAGATTCTAACTCTATTTGTATCTTTAATGAATATTTCGAAGAAGAAATTCTTAATGAAAAGAATAAAGTATGTTCTTATTTTAACTTTTCTGGGGCTGAGCGTAAGTCTATTGACTTAGCATGTTTGTTTACTTTTTCTGATATAAGAAGATTACAAGGCGGTGTTCAATATAATATAGCCATATATGATGAGTTGTTTGATTCATCTTTTGATGAAAAAGGTATCGAATTGATTACTCATATATTACAAGATAGAGTAGAAGAATTAGATGAATGCTCAATCGTTATATCTCATAGAAAGGAATCTATTAAAGCAGTTACTGGTGATGTAATATACCTTGAAAAGGAAAACGGTATTACTAAGCGACTAGATTACAAAGAACTTTAAACTATATATATTATGATCTCAGGACCATCTCCTTTTGCTTCTCCTATAGCATCACCATTTGCTGTAAATCATCAAACAAGTAACCCTTTAAACAAGAAGGAAGAAGAAAAATTACAACCAAGAGAAGCTACATTACCTCGCTATGTAAATTATTTAGCTGATTATTCAGGATGCGGGCATTGGAGAATTTTATGGCCAGAAGCTATTATTAATGCCCGTGGTGATGGTATGTCACAATCTACTACTGCTATGGTTACGACGCCTACATGGTATCAAAATGTTAAAGCTGTAAAAGTACAAAGACAAGCTTCAAACGCTCAAAAAGAATTTATTAAATTTTTGAAAGAAGTTCAAAAGCAGTATGACTTTAAAATAATATATGAAGTTGATGATGTTGTATTTAGCGAATGTATACCTGATTATAATAAGTTTAAGTTTGCTTTTGATAATAATGAAGTACGTCAAAACTGTATTGATATAATTAACATGGTAGATGAAGTTACTGTTACATGTGACTTTATGAAAAAATTATACATAGAGAAAACAGGTCAAAAGAATATTACCACTATACCAAACTTTGTTCCAAACTTTTGGATGGGTCATGCTTTTAATCAGCGAAAAATTGAAAGGGCGTATGAGTATAATAAGAAAAAGCCTCGAATTTTATATACTGGTTCAGGAGCACATTATGATGTGGACAATAAGACCAATGGAGTAGATGATATGTATAAGGTGAGAGACTTTATACGTAAAACTGTTAATAAATATCAGTGGGTCTTTGTTGGCGCTTTTCCACCACAACTTACTGACTTAGTACAAAGCAAAAAAATAGAATTTTACCCTTGGCAAAATCTACTCAACTATCCATTTTTTATTGCTAATTTAGATGCACAAATGATGATAGCTCCTTTGTTACCTAACGACTTTAATAAGTCAAAATCTGATATTAAATTTATAGAGTCATGTATTCTAGGTATACCTTGCTTATGTCAAGATATTGAAACTTACAGTACTGCACCTGAAAGTTTGCGTTTCAGTAGTATAAGGGAGTTAGAAGATAAAATTGAGCGTACATTGAGAAAGAAAAATAAATATACACAAAATATATCTAAACTTAGAAAAATAGGTGAAGATAGAATTCTTGAGGTTGAAGAAAATATAGGCTGTCATCTTGAAGCTCTCAATACGCCTTTCGGTAGTACTGAAAGAAAGTATCTTAATAAGTGGAATTAGGATAGGAACTATCTTATTATAATAAGGTAGATGTCTTATCGTAATGTAGTTTATAATGGTCGTAACCGTAGCGTAAATCTCTTTACTTGGGATACAGATGGTAAAAGAGTGATGCATGAGTGTTCTTTTGAACCTTATTTGTATATTGAAAATCCTGCAGGTGAAAAGACTTCTATTTACGGTACGTCAGTACGCAAGCGTAAGTTTAATACTAGTTACGATAGATCGCGTTTCGTAAGAGAGTCTAATGTCAAGAGGGTGTTTGAGAATATGCCTCCTGCTCAGCAGTTTTTGTTAGACTTATATTGGGAGCAGAACGAAGCGGATGAATTCAGTAGTCAGCCTCTTAAAACGTGTTTGTTAGATATTGAGACCTACTCTCCTGATACGTTTCCTGATCCTGAGAATCCTACTCATGTAGTAAATGTAATAACTTGCTATGATAACTTTACTAAAACGTTTCATACGTTTGGTATTAAGCCGTATAATGGTAAAGGTGTAGATAACTTAAATTATGTTCATTGTAGAGATGAGCGTGAGATGTTTATACGTTTTATTGAATACCTAGAAAATGATTATCCTGATATCTTAAGCGGGTGGAACTCAGAATTCTTTGATATACCTTATATCATTAATCGTATTGAGAGAATCTTAGGTCAAAATTACGTTAATAGACTTTCACCTTTAGGTAGAGTTCACTTTAGAGCTATTAAGGGTAAGTTTGGTCAAGATCAAAAGCGTTACTATATTGATGGTATTGCATGTTTGGATTATCTCGATGTTTATAGACGTTTTTGTTTAAAGTTGAGAGAATCATATAAACTTGATGCTATTGGTGAAGTTGAATTAGGTCAACGAAAGATTGATTTTGGTGATACAAACCTGGCTACACTATCTGATGAAGATTGGGATACCTTTATTGACTATAATATTCAAGACGTTAATCTGCTCGTACGGTTAGAAGAAAAACTGCAATACGTTCCTTTGTTACGAAAGTTATCTTATGTGGGTCTAACTACCCTGGAAGGTGCTATGGGTACTATTGGTGTTATTAATGGCGCGTTATGTATTAAAGCTAGAAAACGAGGGGAAGTTATTGCAACGTTTTTACGCAATGCTGATACTGGTAAAAATCCTGGTGCGTATGTTGCTGAACCTAAAAATGGATTTAAGAATCATGTGGTATCTTTTGATGCTAACTCTCTATATCCTAACGTGATGATATCACTTAATACTTCGCCTGAAACTAAGATAGGTAAAGTAGAAAATACTACTGATAAAAAAGTAGTTATACAACATGTAAGTGGTAAGCTATTTGAACTTGATAGACCTGCATTTGCTAAGTTTCTAAAAGACGAGCAATGTGCTTTATCTAAGGCTGGTTTCTTGTTTACTCAGAAGAAGAAAGGTATTATACCTGAGTTTTTGGAATACTATTACAATCAACGGGTTGTTATTAAGAAAGATCTTTTTAAAGCTAAAACTAAACTTAAGAAACTTAAGAAGGATACCCCGGAGTATATTGAAGCTAAGTATGAAGTAGAAAGGCTTAATACTTCGCAGATGGTTATTAAAATTCTTATTAACTCTTGTTATGGTTATATGGGCAATAAAAATGCTCCTATCGGTGATGATGATATCGCGTCGTCTGTAACGTTGACTGGTCAAGCAGTTATTAAGTATTCGAATGAACTTATTAAAGAGTTTATTAAAAAGGAAATACCAGATATCTCGGATAGAGAGTTAGAAGGTTGTATCATTTATAACGATACTGATTCGTCTTATGTATCTATTACTCCTCTAGTTAATAAAGGGTTAAAGTTTTTAGATGGTGATGATATTCATGAAGAAACTCATAGTAAGATTCAACAAATTGAGGATTATCTTAATAAGGGGGTAGAGAAATGGGCTAAAAAGTCATTGCTATCTCATGATAGTCGGTTTGTATTTAAACGTGAGTGTATTGCTGACGTAGGTGTATTCTTGCAGAAGAAACGCTATGTAATGCATATTTTAGATGATGAAGGTATTAAGGAAGATAAGTTTAAGTATACTGGTGTTGAGGTAGTACGTACAACTATGCCTAATGCTATTAAGCCTTACGCTAAGAAGATTATTGAAACTATGCTTAGTACTCAATCTTTAACTAAGACTAATAAGATACTAAATGAAACTTATGATATTTTTAAGAGCCTATCTCCACAAGAGTTAGCTTTTGTTATGGGTGTTAAGTCATATGAAAAATATGCTGTATCTTGTAATGAATTTAGTACAGTAAAAGGTATGCCTATTCATGTTAAGTCAGCTTACTTCTATAACCTACTATTAGATAAACTTGGTACAGGTAATAGATATGAAGATCTTAGCTCAGGTGATAAGGTAAGATATATGTATGTAGAAAAACCTAATAAATACGGTTTAGATAGTATAGGGTTTAAGTATGACTATCCGAAAGAATTTAATGATATCTTTAAAGTAGACTATGAGAAAATGTTTGAGAAAATTCTCTTTCAAGGTATTGAACGTTTCTATGATTGTGTAGGCTGGAAAATTCGTAAGCCGGCTGAAAATGTACAAGTTGAATTATTCGACCTCTTTGCTTAAATAGCCTCATGGCATTACAACCCGGAGGTTATACAGATAACCCAGATACAGATAACACTGCTACCGCACATCCTGCTTTTAATAGAGGCAAAATAAAAGGCATTTTAGAAACATTAGCTATATTACGAAACGTAATAGTTGGCGTAGATGATGGCTCAGGTAGTAACAATAATCCTGAGTTAGAAAAGATTAGACAATCTATTGTAGTTATGAGAAGTACACTTGCTCACGCGCAAGATAAATCTACTTACCTATCAAAGCAGTGTAAAGAAGCACTTGAGGAAGCAATTAAAATTGCAGATACTTTAAGGTTTCAGTAGTTGCATTCATAATAATATAACTATAATTATAGCATGGCAGATAAAAAAATTCAAACTATCGTTGATCATATTGGCAGAACTGTTCTTGGCGTGGTAAAGAAAGATACTAAAGAAAGTATTACTCTTTTCAACCCAGTCATTATTCATGTTCAACCAGATCAACAAACTGGACAACTTCAAGTACAATCCTTTCCATATATCTTTATGGAGTTCTTAAAAGATAAAGAACAGAATAACTGGACTTTTGATAAAAGCTCAATTGCGGTGTCTGATGTACAGCTTGATGAGCGGATTATTGAGCAGTATGAAAATATTAACAATCCTGCTCCTCCAGTTCTTAACAATGGGGATAGTGATGGTGAAGTTGTAAAGCTTTTTGATGATGAGGATTAGCAGTTATTAACATATAGGGTCACCAGCCCACTTTAAAAGCCCCGAAAGGGGCTTTTTTTATTGATATATAAGGAGGTTATAATATAATCTTATATATGGATAAAGACATTGCTAGCGCATTAGATGATATAGATAAAATTAACCCGTTTGCTACTTATTTAGATAACAATGTTCTCAGTCGTGTAGGTGAGTGGATTGATACTGGCTCGTACGTACTAAACGCTATTATTTCAGGTTCAATTAGAGGAGGTATACCTAAAGGTAGGGTAACTATGCTTGCAGGGGAATCTATGACAGGTAAGTCTCTATTTGTGCAAAAGATTTTAGCTAAAGCTCAGGAGGATGGACTTACTGCAGTAATTTTTGATACTGAAAATGCTATTGATCCTGATGGTGCTAAAAGACTTGGTTTAGATATTAGTAAAGTTAAATACGTTCCAACTACTAGTATCGAGCAAGCTAGAAACGCTCTGTTTAAATTCCTTACTACAGTAAAAGAAAAAGGTCTCGAAGGTAAGTTTATTGTAGCTATTGATTCATTGGCTAATCTTCAATCAGAACTTGAAATAAGTCGTATGAGTAAAGATAGTACTTCATCAGATATGGGTACTAAGGCCCGTGCTATGAAAACTTTAATGCAGACTTGTACTAATCTAGGCTCTGTAACGCAAACAACCATCCTTTGTACTAATCATGTATACGATGACCCTACTGCTTTGTTTCCTTCTATTGAAAAGAATATGCCTGGGGGTAAGTCTTGTGTTTATCTGCCATCTGTTACGGTTCAGTTAGCTCGAAAGCCTATGAAATCAGATGGAGGTAAGACTGTTGATGGTGAATTAGCAGTCGGTCAGAAAAAATACGCTGGTATTATTATTAGAGCTCTTACTCGTAAGAATAGATTTATTAAACAATACTTAGAAGGTGAAATGTATCTATCTTTTGCTTCTGGTTTAGATAGATACTATGGTTTAGTTGATTTAGCTGTAGGCGTTGGTGCAGTAATTCAAACTGGCGCTACTTATCAGCTTGAAGATGGTACTAAGCTAGGTTATTATAAGAATTGGAGAAAGGATATTAAACTATGGGAAGAGACTATCCTACCTAAAGTAGAAGACCGAATTGGTAAAGAGTGGTCCTATGGTAATGAAGAAGAAGAAGCTCCAGATGAACTTGGATTAGAAGATTTAATTAATGATGAAAAAGCTAGTACTGACTCTTAGTGGTGGAATGGACTCGTCTGTGCTGTTATATATGGCGCAAGATAGAGGCTTTGAAGAAATACATACTATAACCTTTGATTACGGTCAAAGACATAAGCGTGAACTTAGTTGTGTTAATAAACAACTTGATAATTTTGCTAGTCGATATGGTGATTGGGTAAATTTAAAAGTAACTAATAAGGTTCTCGATGTAAACTATATTAGAGACATATCTCCTACTTCATCTTTAACTAATAAAGATATCGATAATCCTGATATTAGTAATATGGCTGGTGATGCGCAACCTGTATCGTATGTACCGTTCAGAAACCTAATGTTTTTATCTATATGCTCTGCTTATGCTGAAAGTGTAGGTGCTGATACTGTATGGTATGGAGCTGCTCAAGTAGATTCGCTAGCTGGTTATTGGGATGGTAGCGAAGAGTTTGTAGATACAGTAAATAACGTAACTGATCTTAATAGAGAGAATAGAATTAAAGTAGAAGCTCCTTTGCTTGTAATGTCTAAAGAAGATATTATTAAAGAAGGTGTTAGATTAGGAGTTATCTTTAACGATACTTGGACTTGTTACTCAGATAGAGAAGATGGTCTAGCTGATGCTACTACACCGTCAAGTAGTATGAGGGTAAAGGGCTTTGTTAATGCAGGCTATAAAGACCCAGTTAAGTATCTACAGCAAGATAAGATTGAAGAACTATATAAGGAAAACGAATGCGTTAAATGTGCTTAGAGACCGTAGCGTCTAAGCTCTTCTAACTGCCATTGCGTTTTTGGCTTATATCTTTCCTTAAATGACTGATTTTTAACTTCAGTTTTTTTATTTCGTTTATCAGAAGCTGATTGCTCAGTAAGATATACTGATGTATCCGTTTTGGGTGTCTCAAGCATTGGTTGCATTACTATACTCTCTCTCTGAAGTCTTTCGTCACCGCCAAAGTAACCAGTAGTTTGTAACATATCACGTTGTAAATCACCAAGCAGTTTCATTTCTGTACTTGCAGGACCACCGTCAACGTATACTTCAGCAATCTCATCATTAATCTTACCAGCTCTAGCCTTAACACCAAGCTTCTTAGCAGCTGCAAGATAACGATCAACGTTAGCTTGCATCTCTTCTGGAGAATGATCCGGACCAAAAGCGACTAATACCCTTGTTTTTCCACCTTCTTCATTTTCACCGTTAAGTTGCTTCATAGCATGTCTCTTCTTATCGTCATCAACAAGAGCAGCTAATACATCTTCGTAATCATCAGGAATATTTTCATCTGACTGCGGTCCAATATCGAAGTCATCAAGCTCATTATCTTCTTCCTCCACATCATTAATATCTTCTTCGTACTCATTAGCAGGACCTCCTGGCTCAATGGGCTCAGGGCCCTCTTCATAATCTTCTTCTCGGCTATCCGTATTAAGAGTTACTCTAATTTCAGCCTCTCTAACAGTAGGGAAGAATTTAGTAATAAGTCTATTCATTTGATCTAATACTTTGTCTTCAGAACCAAATACACCAATAGGACCTTCAACATTAAACCCTACGCCTGTTTGCTCTGCTTTAAGATTATTTGTAGTATTAATTAACTCGACAATCTTAGCAGCAACTTCTTCTTTGTTATCTAATGCTTCAATATTAACATCGACATCATCAAACGGTAGATCAACTTTATCAGCTTCTTGATCAATCAATCCCTTAGCTAAACGAACTTCAGCACTTACCTCATCTTCTAACTCTTTAGCTTCAACATCATCTGGTACCTCCGTATCAACTTCAGTTTTCTCATATTCTCCCCTTGTAACATTCTTAACTGCAAAAGGTAATAATTGTTCAATATTCTTTTGAACATATTTTACAACCTCTTCACTACCTGGATTGTCACCATCAAATAATTGTGCATGAACTTTAGGAGCTAAATCCTTTAAGGTGTTAGTAATATAAGAAGAGGATGTAGCTTTTCTTTTTAGTGTCTTAGCAACATCATCATCTAAAAGATCCATTTGTACTAAAGCACTAATTAGAATAAGGTTTTTTATTCTAGAAGTTGCACTTAGTCCTTTACCATCTTCTGTTCTAAACTTTTTAAGTTCAGGTCCTAAGTTAGCACCTTTGACCATAGCTTTGTAAGTTTTCTCTTCCAACACCTCTGTTCTGTTGATTAAATCAATAAAGGAGTTATAATTGTCGTAAGTATTAAAGGAACTCATATAATATATTTATACCTATGAAGCTGAATTATAAGGATTTTAATGAAATGTCAGATAAACAATTATGCAAACTACCAGGGGTGGGTAAAACTACGGTAGCTCGTATTATAGGTTTCCGTCCTTTTAGGACTAACGACGATCTATTTAGAGTAAAAGGACTTGGTAAAAAGACTCTTGAAAAATTAGGCATTGAAAAGACAAAGAAAAAGAAGAAAAAATGGTTTACTATTGATGGTGTAGATTATCCTGACTATAGTTTGGCTAAGGATACCAAGTATGGTAATATTGATTTATTTTGGAGAATACCAAAGGAACGTCGAAAAGCTATAGCTGAACCTTCTGAATGGGTTTTAAGAATGAGACGTATTAGTGAACGTATTAGAGATGAAGGACCAGATGGTATTATGAGTAGATATGTAGACTATTCATATATGTGGGAAGAAGGATTTAAGTTCGACTGGGAAGATTGAAATTTAACTGTAATATATTAAAATAGTATATGTGTGCTATCTTTGGTTCTTTTAATACTTCTATGTTTGAAGTTTTGTATGAAGCTAATAAACAAAGAGGTAATTTTGCAAGCAGTATTGTAAGTCTATCAGACGATGATCAATATATTAAGAAGAAAAAAGGTGATATAGATTTTGATAAGTATACTCATCAACCTGATACCTTTTATTATCTAGGTCATGTACAAGCACCTACTTCATCTGTAAGAGTTTGGAACTATAGTTCCTCACATCCATTTGAGACTTTAACCTGGTTGGTGAGCCATAATGGTGTTCTTACCAATCATAAAAAGCTTAATAAAATATATAGTTTATACTCCAGTGTTGATACTGATACTATAGTAAATCTTTTAGAGTTTTTTACGCAAGCTGAATATAAGAAAGATAAACTAACTATTAATACTAAAAAGATAGTTAAAGATACTCTAGAATGTTTATCTGGAACTTTTGCTTTAAGTATAGTTTGTTGTAGTACTAATGAAGTGTTTATAGCAAGATCCGGTTCAGTACTTCATTATAATAATAACGGTGACTACTCAACTCTAAATGGAGAGGGATTAAAGGAACTCCCGGAAGGGGTGATAATGAAGCTTAATATGAAGACTCGTAGATGGAATAAGATGTGTACGTTTAAGCACGATTCACCCTTTTCATTCATATGATTTATAACATGATATTTTCAGCTACTGCAGGTAAAGATATAGATACACTACTTTGGAAGACAAGTGAAAATTCTACTGTTGTTTTTAAACAAAATAATAAAGAATCCCTTCATAAAGTATATAATAAAGCAATTGACTTCGCAATCCAGGAAAATGTTGAAAGCTTAGTATTAGTTCACGATGATGTTATCTTAGAAAATTTTACAGAAGATAAATTAAAGGAACTATTTAACAAATATGATGTAGTAGGCTGCGCTGGTTCCAAAGAAGTTAATTTAAAACCACCCGCGTTATGGCATTTAATGGGTGGAGGATTTGGTTCGCCTAATTTACATGGCGCAGTAGCTCATTTAGATAATAAAGGTAAAAAGCGTATGACTCCATTTGGAACTTACCCTAATAGAGCAGTCATAATTGATGGGGTTTTTATGGCTATCAAAAGAAAGGTATTTCAAAAAATAAGATTTGATGAATCATGCCCATCTAAATGGCATTTCTACGATTTAGATTATTCAATGCAATGTAATAAAGCTGGTTTTAAAGTAGGAGTAGGTGATATTTTAGTTACACATAACTCACCTGGTTTAGAGTCCTTTAATGAGGAGTTTATCAAAGGTCAAGAGTGGTTTTTGAATAAGTGGAAAACGAAATAATTGAATATATCATATTATTGTGAGTAAATTAGACTTAGATTATTTCGAAAATGTCTTAATGTATAAGTCTCTTACTGATGGGACTTACCTAGCTTCTGTAGCTGATTTTGTACAGCCTGAATTTTTTAAGAGTAAAGCGATTGCTAGTATCTTTACTATTATTAAAGACTTTTCCGAAAAGCGTAATAAGCTACCTACTGCTACAGAGATAAAATCTCATCTTGTTAGTGATGAGCAGAAGCAATCGTTTAAAGAGTTAGTTACTTCTTTTAACGATATAGATAAAAACTTAGATAAAGATGAGTTGTATGATAACACTGAGCAATTTCTTAAAGAGAAGGCTGTATATCATACTATGCTTAATGTAGCTGAAGATGTATCGAGTGGTAAAGTAGATACTTCGGTTGTATTAGATAAGTTTGAAAAGTCTTGTAATATTAATCTAGTAACTGACTTAGGTTTAGATCTGTATAGTGATATCGATGTACTTATCGATGATATTAATTCAGATGAGCGTCATGTACCTAGTAATTGGGAATGGTTAGATGAGACGTTGGGTGGAGGTTTTCTAGAAGCTGGTAAATCTCTATACGTATTTGCTGGTGAAACTAATATTGGTAAGTCTATCTTCTTAGGTAATATTGCTACTAATATAGCTCAACAAGGTAAGAATGTTTTAGTGGTAACTTTAGAAATGTCTGAATTACTTTATGCTCGTAGACTTTGTACTAACGTAACTAAAATTCCTATGAAGGAGCTAGCTACTAATACTCCTTCTATTAGGCAAGCAGTTAAAAGTGAAGAAGGTAAGCTCTTTATTAAAGAATTTCCTCCGTCGACTATTACTCCGAGTCAGTTAAAAGGCTTTGTAAAGAAGTTTCAAGATAAAGGTATTAAGTTAGATGCGATTGTTTTGGATTATCTTAACTTAATGCATTCTACTATGGGTAATAATTCCTATGAACGTATTAAGCATGTTACCGAGCAAGTTCGTGCTATGAGTTATATCTTTGAATGTCCTATTATATCGGCTACTCAGTTAAATAGATCTGGCTTTGATACCGAAAATCCTGACTTAGCTACTATATCTGAGTCTATTGGATTAGCTGCTACTGCTGATGTAATTGTATCTATTTATCAGAACGAAGAAGATAGAGAATTAGGTATTATTAGACTAGGTATGATGAAAAATCGTTATGGTCCTAGAGGTACTACTCAAGCTATGAGAATTGACTATAGTACTTTATCTATTGAAGAAGCTGATGATGTAGAGTTTGAAGATGATGGTAACGAAACCCTCAATGCTTTGGTAGGACTTGCACAATAAGGAACTTTTTATAAATATACCTAGTGAATATCCAGGTATGGACAGATACAGATCTACATGGAGCAGGTGGAGCTCTATTATTGAAGTGGTTATATAAGAATTCTGAAACGTTTAATATTAACGATGTTACAGAATCTACATTTACAGGTCGATTTAAAGGTGCGTTAGATACATTAGACCACTATGATAGAATCTTTATTGTTGATTTAGATCTAAATGAAGATCAAATTAAACTTGTTGATAGAGATAATGTTGTAGTTATTGATGGTCACAAAAATCATAGTAAGTATAAAAACTTATACAGTAAATCGAAAGTAATAATTGATGATAGTTATTTTTCGGTAGTAAATCTTATAAAGGATAAATTTAAAAGTCATTTAAATCTTACTCCTGCGCAATTAAAGCTGTTAGATTTAATACATGGGTATGATTGGTATAAGTCTAATAACGAGTCTTTAAAACTGAATGCAGTATATTATAATTTAAACTCACCTAAAACAGAAAACTTCATTAGTAATTTTTATAACGGCTTTGACACATACACTATCGAGCAAAAAAACTCTATAAAGCTATTCTTTAAGAAATTTAAAGAACAAATCAGTAGTAACAATATATTTAAAGGTAAAATAAAGGATTATAATGTTATTGCCTCATTTGGTGATTATGCTGTAGGAGAATTAGCTCACTTCTTACTTAGTAAATATAATGCTGATATTAGTGTTATTGTAAATACTAAAGCAAAAACCGTATCATTTCGAAAATCAAAAGACTGCAATGTTGATGTAAGTTTACTAGCTAAAAAATTATGTGATGGTGGAGGACACTCAGCATCAGCAGGAGGTAAATTAACAAATAAGTTTGCAGCACTAACTAAGCAATTTACACCATGTTGAATAAAAATATTAACCTAGCACCTTCGAGCACCCTTATAAAGGATGAAACTGAACACCTACTTTTATGCTTTTGTACTTTCTGCTCTCAATTAAAAGGAAAAAAGCTATCATTACAAAACATCTTTATCCTTGTATTACAAGAAGAAAAGGTACGAAATATTTTAAAGGAACTTTTAACCATTGAAACTAACTTTGATGTAGTTAAACTATTTATAGACTTCGAACCATCCATTACTAAGTCAAAATATATTACTAAGTTCCTTAATTCCCATACAGATATAGATTTATGATTACAGAAAAAGAGAAGTCCATATACAATAGCTACCTATATGCTTCTCGAAAGGCTAAAAACAAGCCGGTAAGATTGAGACAAAATTTTGATAAATTGGAAAGTAAAGATGAAGTAAGCCTCAAAAAATTAAACTTACTCTTATCGAAATACAGTCATATTAACTATAGTGATTTTTTTATAGCCCCGTATAAAGTGTACGGTCCGGATAATTACTTTGATTTATCATTCTTTAATACAAGAAAAGCTATAAAATGCTATTCTCTCTACTGTAGAGATAAAGAGGTACAGAATCCTGATAGTGATGAATGTATTAGTACATTAAAAGAATGCTTAAAATTTATTTACGATTATTGCGAAGAGGAAAAAATAACTTTAGCGCAGTATAAAAATTATTCCAACGTTGATACACCTAACTCTATACCTATAATTTTTACCCATTTGAAAAATCATAAAATTAATTTTTACCTTATTCACGCTCTTAGTGTTGATTCAGTTATAAAGGAATGCACCGGAACATTAACTTGGATCATTCCAGAATTTTATGATTTATATGCTCAGACTAGAGCAAAGTTCCTTAGTTCAAAGGAGTTAAAGCATAAAGCTAAAAAAGGTCTTAAAATAATAGAACAAAGACTATTGAAGTTTAGTAGTCAGGCGCTATAATTAGCGTATGAGTACTTTTAATACTTCAATGTTCCAATCAATTAAAGATGCGTTAGCTACTTCTGATAGTAAGGGGTCAGCTAAGTTTAACGAGATTATGCCGACTAAGTCGGGTAATACTTATACGGTAAGACTTTTACCTTTTGCTAAAGATCCTAGTAAGACTTTCTTTCATTACTATAATCATGGATGGACGTCATATGCTACTGGTCAATATGTTCAGACGTTAAGTCCTCAAACGTTTGGTGAGCGTGATCCTATCGCTGAAGAACGTTTTAAGGTTCTTAGAACTGGTAGTGAAGAGGAAAAAGAAAAGATGAGCGCTGTTCGTCGTCTTGAAAAGTGGTTAGTTAATGTTTATGTAGTAGACGATCCTACTAATCCTGATAATAATGGTAATGTTAAAATCTTGAGATATGGTAAGCAGCTTCATAAGATTATTACTGAAGCGATCGAAGGTGAAGATGCTGAAGAGTTTGGTCCTCGTATTTTTGATCTAGGTCCTGAAGGTGTTAGCTTTAAGATTAAAGTTGAGCAGCAAGGTGATTATCCTACTTATGTTTCTTCTAGATTTACTTCGGCAGGTAAGATTGACTTATCTGAAGACGATCAGAAGGGTATTTACGAAAAGGCTTTTGACCTAAATGAAGTCTTTACTCTTAAGTCTTATGACGAACTTAAGCAAATGCTTAACGAGCATTATTATTGTAGAACGGAAGAAGAAGAAGTTGCTCCTGTAACTTCAGCTCCTGTACCGGTAGTAGAAACTCCGTCAGAGCCTGAGCCTGTTGTAGTATCTAACGATACTGTTGAAGAAGATATTGACGAACTTTTGAAAGACCTTTAATATGGATGGAATGACCCCAGAAGAGAAAAATGCTGTTATGCAGTTTATGGGACAAACGTATGGTGAAGCTCATAAAACTGATGGTATGATGGTAAGCCCTTCTTCCAACTTAAAACCTTCTGCAGAAGTAGCTAAACGCGCTTTTGAGCAAACAGCAAGAATACCAACTGTACAAAGAAATGGTCAGCCGCCTAGGCCGCAGCCGCCGCAGCCGCCGCCAGCCGATCTTGGTGAATTTCCTCCTGGAGAACAAGCACCTACTTCATTAGTTACCACTGTATCACCGGAGCAAGCAGCTCAAGAAATAGCAGCACAACGCGTTATTAGAACAGAGCAATCTCCAGTAGTTGAAGAAGTTGATCCTAATCAAGTAGAGTTTGATTTTTCTGAACCTGCTAAGATTGATCAGCTTATAGATCTAATTAAAGATCAAAATTTGATTCTTAAAGATATTAGGTTAAAATTAAGTGATGGTAAGAACGCTAAAAGTAAAAAGTAAAAGCGAGTATCTAAAATATCTAGATACAGTTTCTAAGATTAACGATACTGGTATTATCTTTGATGTTAAGGATGATAAGTTAGTCAGTTTAGTATCTAGTTTAGATAGTACGTTAATCTTGCATAGTGAATATAAATCTGACTTTCAGTTTAATACTAGTCTTAATATACCTGATGTTAAGAAACTAAGGCATGTACTTGATACTATTGAAGAAGAGTCTTTAGAGATAGATATTAATTCTAATAATCTTGAATATAGCGGTAACGGGGTTAAGTTTAAATATCATCTATATGAAGAAGGTTTTATAACTAAGCCTAATATTAATTTAGAAAAGATTAACGGATTTAAGTTTGATGTTGAGTTTAATTTAAATAAAGCTACTATTCAAAGATTGTTTAAAGGTAGTACCTTTGCAAGTGAGACTAATAAGATCTATTTTTATACTGACGGTGAATCGCTAATGGGTGAACTTACAGATAGGGCTAGGCATAATACTGATAACTTTACTTTAAGTCTAGGTAAAGCTGACTTCAAGCTCGAGCCTATTGCTTTAAATTTAGATAATCTGAGATTACTGTCTCTATTAAATGATGAGATTCGAGTAAAAATTAATACTGAATACGGTGTAGTAGTATTTGATATTGAGGAAAATAATATTAAATTAAGGTATATAATTTCAGCTTTAACACAATAATGATTAATCAACAAAAAAAGAACAAACTTAAGACGCCGGGATATTTTATTAAACGATTAAAAGATAACGATTTTGTTACTCTTAGAATCTTCGATAAATATAGCGATTCTGATCCACGAAAGTGGACTGTATTAGTAGATCCTAAAGGCTCTTCTGTGTTTATTACTTGCTTTGAAAATACCCCCTTTAAAGACGAGTATTTGTTTCAGTTTAATGATGGTAATCAACT